CGTCCCGGCTCTGGTAGTAGCTCCCGCCGCCGTCCAGCTTGAGCACGTCAGAGAATCCAAGCCCCCGGAACACCCGGGCGGCCTCGCCGCTGTCCAGCAGGTTGGCGGTCCTGGACTGCCAGCCCATGACGTACACCATGCCGTCTCCCTTGAGGCCCACCAGCGTGTGCCAGGTGGCCCGCAGCGGGGAGGTATCCCAGCCCTGGGCCTTGGCCTGGGCGGTGGTGCAGGCCTTCCCGTCCCGCAGCACAGGGATGCCGGACACGGCGTAGTCCGTCCCCTCCGGCACCGTTCGGATCTCCTCCACCCGGGCCTTTCCGCCGGAGATCAGCAGGGTGGAGACTGCCTTGCCGTGCAGGGGGTTGGCGTAGGACCACCCGCCGGAGTCAAAGGTAAACTTATCTCCCTGGAACCGCCCGCGCTCCTGGCAGTAGTGCCGCGTCCACTTGCCTGTGGCCTTGTAGTCGCCCACCAGATGGCCCACGGGCAGGGTGAACGGCTCGCCCGCCTCAGAGTAGTTGGCAAAGTACCCCGCGTTGGCGCAGTTGTCTCCGCACTCACCCTTGGGCTTGTCCACCAGCTCCACTGTCAGGTCCTCTGCCTGCACCGCAGTCATCAGGACCTGCCCGCTGTCCTTGGCCTGGAGATCATACACATCCACCAGCGCCGCCGCCAGCCCGGCCGCCGCCTGGTCGGCAAACTGCTCCGTCAGGATGATGGGGGTGTCCGTGGTGGAGTCCATAAACCCCAGCTCGATCAGGGTGGCGGGCATAGTGGTGTAATTGAGGACGTACAGACTCTGCTCCGCCAGCGGCTGCGCCCGGTTGCCCCGCAGGCCGGTGGCCGCCACGGTATAGCGGTACACCGCGTCCCGCACCACCTCACTCTGTTGCTGGTGCTTGGGGGCCACAAAGGCCACGATCCCGCCACCAGATCCTCCGTTGATCCCGGCATTGTGGTGGATGGAGAGATAGACGTCCGCCTTTGCCCGGTTGGCCGCCGCCACCCGCTGGGACAGGGTCACATCCCGCTTGCCGGTCACGTCGTCCACCCGCATGGTCTGGCAGCTGTACCCCGCCAGGATGGCCTCCAGCTTGTCCGCCACCCGGCTGTTCAGGGTCCACTCCCGGGTCTCCCCGGGGTCGATGCTCTTCAAGCACCGCTTCCCCGGGGTCCCGATGTAGTGACCCGCATCAATGCAGATCAGCATGGGATCAGCCCTCCTGACCGGCCTCCTGCTGGGCGCGCTCCTCGTCCTCCTTGACGCCGGCGGCCACGGCGGCTGCGAAGGTCTCCCGGTCATGGGCCGCGAAGGCGTCCACCAGAGCCTCGTAGTGGTTGCCCACAAACTCGTTGATGCCCTGCTCCGTCATGCCCTCAGGGATGGGGTGAGCCTCCTTGTGGTGGGCCAGGGCAACGGTCAGGTCGGGGAGATCCAGCTCCTCACAGGTGGCAAAAATGTCATAGATGTAATTTGCGTTCATGTTGTTTTCTCCTTCCGTGTTGTCAGTTTTGTGGTTACTTACTCAGCTGCTTGGCCGCCTGGTTGACGCCGGTGGCCGCAAAGCCGCTCACGATGCCAACCGCCAGGGCGGTCACCGGGTCCGTGGCCGGAAAATCCGGCACCGCCAGAGCCATGCAGACCACGCCCAGCAGTCCGCCCGCCATGCCGCAGGCGATGGGGATCCACTTGTTGTCCATCCCGGACGCCTTGACCACCTGACCGATCAGATAGCAGATCACCGTGATGGCCGCCACGCTCGCAACTCCAAAGTCCATAGTCTCACCCTCCTCTAATTTCTAATTGCTCCACCCGGCCCACCAGATCCCCGACCGACGGATCCCCATCTCCGAGCTCCAGGTAGGACTGGTACAGTCCCTTGATGGTCTCCAGGGCAAACGGCGGTACGCTGCCCTTCTCGATGTAGTGCAGGCATTTGTCGATCAGCTTGGCCCGCAGCAGCATCTTCACTCCGTTTTCCATAGCCCTGTCCTTTTTGTGAACGGACCGCAGCTGCCCGGCCGCCCAGCCGGCCACCAGTGCCAGCACCGGTGAGCACGCCGCCAGGATCCTCGTTAACTCCTCCATTTCACTCCTTTCCGCCGCCCTTCTGGGCGGCTTTTACAGTCTTACAGATTGCGTGGTCGGGCCACCCTTTTCAAACGTAACCGTCTTAGTGGTGACCCCACCCTCTTTGCCATCGTCTTTCTCAAATGTATAGGTCCCATACTGATACACAAATAGGTGATATGTGACGCGTGTATCGACTGCGCTTCCCAAATGCAGGCGCTGGGCCTTCCCATCCGGCTTCCTCATTTCGATGTACTTTGTCGCTGCCATAATACGGGCGGACAACTCAATGTACAGATCCGGCGTCTCCTCCGGCTCCGCACTACTGCCACCCACGATAACCGGATTGAGGATCATGCGGCCACCTCGTTTCTGGAAGTCACTCGACGGTAACATCTAATGCAGGCATAACAAAATAAAAATGCCCTGCTGGGGCTCTTGTAGCCTTTGTATTTAAACGCGCGTCGAATGTTTTCCCAAGTGGAACACTCGGATACCCTCTTATATAAACCCGAGGGGGGTCTATTCCTCCGTAGGCGTCCAATGACCGAACAAATTCTCCAGCCTTTGCACTCGTTGGAAATCTAATCTGCGAAGTGTTCGTGATCTTGTACTCCTTCTCGGTCCCGCCGCCCTGTATCACCGGATTCAGTATCATAAAAATTCCTCCTTTTATGGTTCCCCGTATTCGATATATGGGTCTCTCCCGGCGGTTCCGCGGATTCTATCTTCATTTACTGTCACATCAGATAGACCCCGGTAGGTCTTTACCACGGCAACCACCATGCCCGATTCACAACCGCACTCAATTATATCGCCGATTTTTACATTGACAGTGTGAGTGTCTGGACTATTGGCTTGTGCGTAGAGTACATCGGCTCCATTTACGCTAACCACAATATTCTCGTCCCACATGGCCCAGTTAGTAACCAAGGTTAAAATTGTATCACTGCTTTTGCTACTTGGAACTGGTACACTAAAAATCATCCCTGCCTCACCTCCTGCACGGTCACAAACACCGCAATATCCGCTGTCGGCACAGTCTGGCACTTGAAGGTCAGCGCATTGGACTCCTGCTTGGTGCAGGCGATTCCTGCGGCGGCGTAAGCGTCCTGACTGGCGGAGGCAGGCATGGGCATAATGAGCTGCTTGGCTTCGTCGGCCAGAACCCCGGTCACGGTAATCGTTTGGGTCTTGGCGGACGAGCTCCATCCTGCGGCGGTGAGGATAGCTTTGTGGGCTTTTGGCATAGGTGCGGATGCCGGAACAGCGTTACCGGCTGAGTCAAATCCAACGAATTGTCCTGCCGTTCCAGTCAGTTTGTTTTGTTTTTCATTCGCCAGCGCCCGAGCGGCGGCAGGGAGGGCATCACTGCCTGTCCCCACCGTAACGCCGGTATCTCCAATCGCTTTCAGTGTGTCATTCACATTATTTTTGATGCGGTCGATCTCGCCTTGTACGCTCATATCGCACCTCCTCAGATGGCCGCAAGGGCTTCCTCGATGTCGTTCGTAAGGCTGACCGTTCCGCCGCTTGTATAGCCTGCTGGGACGGCATAGCTCGTCTGGGTCAAGCCGTCAATGCTGCCAGCGATAGCACCATTGTTCACCATGGAGCCGGGCACCAGAGCGCCTTTCGCGTCCACAAACTTTTTCCCAGCCAGCACATCACCAGCAGCAGCTGTGACGCCGGTAACATCCTGATAGGCCGCAGGGATCGCCGCAACCTCGACAGAGGAGAGGACTTTCCCCTCAGCCGGTTCAATGGTCTGCGCGCTCTTTGTTGGTGTTGCGGTTTTCGTCTCGGGGACGATCTTCACTGTCCCGGCGCCGCTGTGATACCCCTTGGGGACACTGTAAGACGGTTCTTCCAGGGTCAACGTCTTGGCTACCGCCCCATTGTTGGGCATCGTTCCCGTGGTGGTTTTGCCGGCCTTGTCCACAAAAATTTTGCCTGTGAGGACATCTGCCCCAACTGCTGTTACGGCAGACACATCCTGATAGCTGTCTGGGATAGCGCCCACAGTTACATCGGACAGGCCATAATAGCCGGGGTCCGGAGTCACATTCTGCTGCGCCTTGGTGGGAGTTGCGGTCTTGCTCTGGAGATTGTAATTACCGCCACCAGCGACGCCGGAGACGGTGCCGGATCCGTTGTGGTATCCCTTTGGGATGGTATAAGTATCGCCCTCTTGTACCTGAGCGGACACCGCGCCCCGGTTTTCAATCGCGTCGATCTCCGTGGCCAAGGTGTCCAACTGGTCGTTGCTGGCCCCAATCCCAAGTTCCACTGCTTTGGCCCGGATCTTGTTTCTGGCTGCCTGGAGTCTGCTGATCTCTGTTGCTACGCTCATAGTGCTTACCTCCTTAAATTGTCCCGAGGAGTACCTCGATATTTCCGACCTGCTCTTGCACGAGGGCCGCTGTGGCAGGTAGTGTATTGTCCCCAGTAAAGTTGTTGACCGCATTTACCTCCAGAGTGGTGCCGCCGGTAATCTTTAGGCCGTGGCCAATAACATATCCAGTCCCGCCACCCCCATCCGGCAAGGGGATGTCGGATGGGACATATTCCCGGGTATCAGGGTCGTAGATCTGCCAAAATCCGTTTGCTCCCGGCCTGGGGGGATGGTTATTGATGTCTGTCAGGCGGTCCTCCATTTGCTCAAATTCAGAGGGGAGGGGAGGTGGGAAAGCGTCTACCGCATTGATGCTGTGATGCACAGCGGCGTAAAACTGATTGCTGTGCCGGATCTGCTCTCCCAGTGTCCCGCGGACCTGCAACAGGTACAGACCACCGGAGGCCAGCATGGATGATGTGAGCTGGACGGAGTAAACCTGACCGCTCCGCTCCAGCTGGATGATATTTTTCTTTCCCTCTTTTTCCACATCCAGCTTTAGGTCCCAGCCCTCCAGCAGATCTGTATCCAGTGCCAAGGTAATGGCCAGATTATCCCCCTCAAAGCCCAAGGAAAACCCAGGAGGAGTGCATACCCGCCAATCTTTGAGATACAGCATAGATGCCCCTCCAATCATGTGGTTTTGCCCTGCTGGGCCTTGACCCAGTCCAGCAGGGAGTCGATCTCTTCGCCAGAATACCGGCTGGTGTAATATTCTGTGGGTTCCTCCGCAGCTGCCTTCATTGACACCCGCTCTGTCAGCGTCAATACCTGACGCTCCAGCGCATCCAGGCGCTGTTCTTGTGTCATGTTGTCCTCCCCCTTATACAATGATCCTGCGGCCCAGGCGGTCTAAGATGGATAGATCGTTTTTGTCCTTGAGTTGGCCGGAAGTGTCAGGCTTTGGCTTGGCATAAAACAGGAGTACGCCGCCAGGACCGCCTTTTCCTCCTGCTGAGCCAGCACCACCGGGCGACTTCTCCGGGCGTGATGGGTTCATGCTGCCTCCAGATAAGCTCGTTGACACGCTGTTCTCGATGAGGGATGTGCCACCGGAGCCAGCACCGCCGCCGCCATTTCCGCCAAGGCCTCCGTGCCCAATCTGTGTCTGCGCAGGTGGTGGAGATGCGTCGGCACCTTTCCCACCTCTTGCACCTCTTGCACTTGCACCGGTGCTGCTTGCATACACACGCCCATCAGAGGCTGCGTAACCTGGGTTACCGTTTGCACCGACAGCCGCGCCGCCGCCAAAACCGCCGTCTGCTGTAGCCTCAAAGTGTCCTTTTCCGCTGTCCCAGCGGCCTGCCTCATCCGCAATGCTGTCTTTGTCCTTATTTTCACCCGGGTTCCAGGTTTTTCCGCCGAATATCACAGACGGCCCGTTTTGCACATCGCCCCACCCCTCGCCAGGCGTATAGACCCGTCCGTTTCCGGCTCCGCCCGAGATCCCGGATTGGCCCATAGCCCCGTATACAGTACCAGTTGTCTCATCTGTATAACCGCCCGGAGTAGAGGCCCCGGAAGCAGAAGAATAGCCCCCGAAGGTAGTGTCCGTTCCATCACTCCCTTGGCTGCTGTCCTCGCCGGAAGCACCACCTGTTCCACCTTGTCCTATGGAAATGTGAAATGTCTGCCCTGGCGTGACATCCAGGGAGATGATGTAGACCCTTCCGCCATCCCCACCTTCGCCGCCGCTTCCGCCAGCGCCTCCGGCCACAGATGGATACCCTGTAACATACGATGTTCTTCCGGTTAGCTCAGTGGTTTCATTTACGATGGTCGCATCCTTTGTGGTGCTGCCTGGCAGGCCTGACCAGCCTCCCTGCCCGCCGCCAATGATTACAACTCGCAGTGACGTCACTCCATCCGGGACCGTCCATTCTCCTTCCTGTGTGATTATCTCGGATGCGTCGTAATAACCAGCTGCCGCCTTAGGCGGGATATACCCAACCAAGAGTTTCTCATCTGCTTTGAGAACATTGGACAGGTTGATGTCTGTGGATTCCAGGCAGGCCGGAACGCTGACCATATCGTAGGGATGATATGTGAGTATCCGGTCCCCTGGAGCCTCGCCCCGATAGACCACTGGAGCGTCGATGGACTCAAAACATTTGTAATAGGCCGCCAGACGCTCAGCAACAGACACGGAACTGACCAAGGAGACCAGAGTTTGGTCGGAGTAGTCTTGGACGTTCTCGATCTGTGAGTTGTTAACCATCTTGGTAACCACACGGGTATTATGGACGTAGCTCTTGCCGGTAAGCGTCCCAGAGCCGGCGGAAAGGACAGCGTAGTTGGCCCCATGCTCCAAAATCGAAAAGCCAGTGGCCGTTAGAGAGTGCATCGGTGCATCAAAAGAGATCTCATCACCGCTTTGGGTAGTGCCCTCAAATAGATCCTCCTCATCCGTGCCGGCCACATACTGGTGCTCCGTGACCGATACAGCGGTCACCTTGCCGTCCCGGACCGCCGATGCCGCCAAGCCCATCCGCCCCCTTGGAATGCTGGAGGCGATACCATCCCAAAGGGGCTCAATGCGGATCACACCGTCTAAGTCAGTCTTGACGATGGCACCGATATTAAACAGGATCTTACACAGGTTGTCTCGGGCAGAGGCGTCCGGCGGCTTTACATAGGGGAGCCAGCCGTACAGCTTGATGCCAGCCAGGTTGCTCTTGATGCTGTATGGGACTGGGCCAAAGATCTCCGGTAGTACCTCGGCCACAGTCTGGCCAGTGTAGAGTCCTCCACGGTGGCGCCGCCGGATCAGCAGGCCCACCGCACTGGTGGCGTACAGAGCGTATTTGTTGGGTGCAATCTGTGTGACGCTCTGAAGATAAAAAATCCCCATCTGCTCCTCCCGGTGATAGACCGTGACCGGGTCATCCAGATTAAAGTCGAGCAGCGCCCGGGACTCAGTCTCCACCTCAGCAGACAGAGTATTAGGCTCCAGAGAGTCCGGCAAAAAGGACATGGCCAGATGCAGGCTACCCGAGCCCAGCTTTGCATACAGCGTGTCCCGGTATTTCAGCGTGTTCTTGGCCATGTCCTGTCCTCCTAATGATTGATCAATCTGGTTCTCTTTGGGGGCCGATAGCTTGGAAATTGACCTGTAACCCGTAGTAATGCCGCCGGCCGGCGAACATTCCGCGCAAGCTATGACTGCCACTGGTGACCTTGGCCCGGTAGGTAAGCTCAGTCTGCCCGTGGGGCATGACGATTGTGTGAGAGTCTACCGGGGCGGAGATGGCCTCGAAAAAGGCGTCATAGTCATCCGGGGCGCTTGGATCGGCCGCCACTGTCAGCGTGTGGTCGTAATAGGTACCAATCACGTCCCGGCTCTCCGTGCCATCCAGCAGGATCATTTGATTTTCGCCATCATCGATATGAAAACTCTCCACCAATGGTGTATCTGCCCGAACACGGACCTTATACTCTCTTCCATCCAAAACGACATACATGAAATTTGGCACGGCTGCTCCTCCTCAGTTGCGAGTGACTTTGATGCCAAGGCGGGAAAGCTCCTCCAGGATATATGGCGTCTCCAGCCGAGCAAAGGTCCGTCCGTCAAGCGTCATAACCGAGCGCTGGGTCCCTCCTCCGGAGCGCAGCAGGCCGCTCTCGCGGATTCCCTCAATGGTCCAATTTTTGATGGTGGACTCTGGGGCGACGATCTCCGACTCCTGAGGGTTGTCACCAATCACCGCCAGCGTGGGACTGTTCCGACGGACCACACCGCCGGAGGCCAAATGGGGGAGAGCCTCTGTTCCAAGCGTTGGCACCGCCCGGGAGAACCCGCCGCCTCGGTCTGTGGATGTGCCGGCCATGCTGGTATCAAGCTCCTTCTGCCGCCCTGTGACCAGGGCGATGATTGAGGCCAGCGCAACCAGCGCTGCGGTCACGGCCAAGATAATGGGCAGCCAAGATGACATAGAGAGTCCGGCCATACCTACTACTGTAGAGATGGAAGAAATAAGACCGGCAAGGGGGCTGATGGCAGCTATCAGCAGCAGAATCACTCCAATCGACGCCTGGACACCGCTGGGTAAGGAATTAAAAAAATCCAGGATGCCGGTTCCAAGCTCTACGAACTCGGTTAAAAAAGGCTGAATCGTAGCAGCCAACTCCGCCATCGATTGCTGAAAATCATAGCTCGCCTGGCGGCTGTCCACAATGGCCTGGTTGTTTTGCAGCCAGGCGTTATAAGTATCTGATAGACCGGCGTGTGCCAGTGTATCCAGAGCAAAATTCTGCCGGTCGGCCTCGGTAGTGATTTTTTCCAACTGAACAGAAAAATCGGCGGCGCCGATACCCAAGCGATCCAGCAGCTCGCCGAACTGCCCGGTGGCCTCGCCGGTGGCCAGGGTCTCTTGCAGACTGTCTGCAAGGCTCTCAATTTTCATCGTGTCCGGGAATTGAAGGTAGGCCCCAGAAAGGTTTTCCACAGCTTTTTGCAGATTGCTTTCCGTAAAGCCGGCCTGAAGCAGATTGGATGTAGCCTCCAAACTGCTGTCCAATTCGTCGGATACTACCGTAAAGTCCCGCAGAGCAGTCTGAGCACTGCCCAAGCCAACTCCAGCCCGCTGGGCATTGGTCTCTAAGGTGGCCAGAGCGTTGCGCAGTTCCTCCGTGGCCGGGACTGTGGCCACGGCAGCAGTCAAAACGCCGCCGGCAGCCGTAGAAAGCCCGCTGGTGGCATTCTTGACCTTTGAGGCCCCATCAGCGATCTTACCGGCCCCAGCACTCAGTTTTTCTCCGGCGGTGTCAAAATTCTTCAGGGCCTTCTCAGCATCCTCCGCAGCTTGTTCCGTCTCCACAAGTTCCCGCTGGAGGGCGTCGTACTGACTCTGATTCAGCTTGGCGCCGGAAAATTCCTGCTCCACTGCCTGCTGAGCGGCTTTCAACTCGTCCAATTTTTGGGTAGTGTCCTGGATTTTGGCCTGGAAAGCCTCGTAGGACTTGGCCGAGATTGTCCCGGAGGCCAGCCCAGCCTCCATCTGCTGCTGGTTGTCCATCAGACCCTTCAGGGAGGCCGAGACCGTATCGATCTGCTGTCTCAGCGGCTCATACTTGGCCTGGTAGTCCTGCCCCCGGGCCAGGGCGCTGTCGGCGCTCTTGGCTGCCTCCTGGAGGGTGTGGAGCTTTTTGCTGGTGGCGGAGGCGGAGTCCGCCAGCAGGCGCTGCTTTTGGGCCAGCAGCTCGGTGTTACCCGGGTCCATTTTCAGCGCCTTTTCCACCGCTTTCAACTCTTTTTGGGTAGTGGTGATCTGCTTGTTGGTCCCAGACAGGGCTTTGTCCAGCTTTGTGGTGTCGCCGCCGATCTCAATGGTGATGCCTTTGATTTTATTTGCCATAGAGTCCTCCTAAAATCGGTCCATGTCCTCCTGGGTGGCCAGTGTGGGGTACTCCAGTGTATCGTTCGATGCCTCGGCGTACATCTCGTTGATCATGCCGATAGTCAGCAGGTCCATGTCACGGACCGAAATCCCCAGCTGTACCGCCCGGAGGAGGAGGAGCGGCGTGGTGATCTCCCGGTCTACTGCCCCAGTTTTTTTTTAGCGATGTCCAAGGCCTCCGTATTGGCCTCCCACAGAGCCCAAATAACCGGGAAAATCTTATAAATAGAGAATGCTCCAAAGCCCTCTAACCACTCGTCCGGGGTGGCGGGAACGGCGTCCTTGTCTCCATGTTTGGCCATAATATAGGCCATATCCTCAAATAGCTGGAGAGCTTGAGGCGGGATATTATCTCCCTGCCGTTCTTTGGCGTCCAGCGCCTCCTTGACTGCCTGCATATCTTGGATGATGTCCCGACGGAACTTGATGCGGTACAGTCGTGGGATAGCGGCGGACGCCCGAAATTTGACAGGCTTGCCGTCAATCAAAATACTGGTCTCCATGTATGCCCCCGATCACATAGCGGCGGCAGCACCAGGCTGCCAGACCGACTTAAACCAGTTCTTTTTGATCTCATCCGGAGTATCCGCTGTGGTCTTGGCTTTAATGTTTCCGTTGGCCAGGGGAGAGGCAGTGAGGGACAGGGTATCCGTGGTGGGGGTCTTAGTATTTTTGATGGTGGAGCTGGCCTCACTGGGCCGGGCGGCGGCGCAGTTATACAGCACTCGCAGGCTGGCCTGCTGATCCCCCGTGAACTGATACAGCAGGGCGAAGGGCTGGGGCTCAGCAGTGGATTTCTCCACCAGGACGTGGTCGGTCTCGTCCTCCACCTCTCGCAGCACATCTGTGCGGAAAGAATCAGGGAGCAGAGCGATCTCCAGATCCCCCTGGTAGCCGTTGTTGGCCGTGGAGACATAGTAGGCGATGTCATCTGCATAAAACGTCTCGGTCTCGCCCTGGGGGGATAGAGACATACTCACCGCACCGGGGATGGGCACCGGAGCGCCGAAGCTGACCGCCCCCTCCTCGGACACGGTCAGCAGAGCATAGTGGACATTTTTCAAACCGAATTTTACCTTGTTCTTTGTCATTGGTTACACCTCGATCTCGTATCTGGTTTGATATAGGCGTTCGCTGTCGATATACTCGACTACCCGGTCCCAAAAGAGGTCGGCGGCATCCAGAGCATCCTCTATTTTCTGCTCCAGGGCCCGGTCACGGCGGAGCTGGTAGAGCTCCACGCAGAAATGGGTGATCTGGCAGTACACCCTATCATCTGCGCCGAAATTATCCGTGTAGTCGTCAAAATACACTCCGTAGGGCGGGGCGGGGGGCTGCTCCCAATGGTGGATCTCAAATGGGATGCCTGTGGGCTCCAAGATTTGGTATAGCTCATCATAGGTCATATTCTATACCCCCGTGCTCTGGATCAATCTGGTTACATCCCGCTCCAGCTGGCGTTCGGCATCCTCCGCCGCCGGGCGGATGTGAGGAGTGCCCTCCACGCGGCCTCCGGCAGCTTTTTGGTGACCGTTCTCCAAGAGGTGGGTAAGTTGATACGCAGTCTTGTTGTAAATACGCACACTGTGCACATTTTGGTCGACATTGCCACCGCTTTTAGTTTTGCGCCATCCACGACGGTACCGTCCTGTGCGCTTGGGGGACTTATCCCGGACCACTTTGAGAGCCTCTGTTCCTGCATTGTCCACAGCCTTTTCCACACCCTGTGCGATTTTTTCTCCGTACTCCTCCAGGGCGCCGGTTATCTCTTTAGAGATCTCGTCAACTCTGATTTTCACCAGTCGCTCCCTCCCATACATTGTCATCTGACTGTTCTAGATCCAGGTCAGTCACCAACAGGCCGTCCTCGTCGGAGGTTGGGGTGACCTTGCGGATGAGATACCACTGACTATCCAGCTGGCACACATCCCGGATTGTAATACTATGCTGCCGCCAGATCCGTACTGTCCGGTCAATCTGGCGGCCAACCTTAGCGGCCTCATAATAACGGGTGATACCCACAACCCGCTCCCCGTACTGGACAGTCATCCGGAGCGTCAGGGTGGGTTTTGTCTGCTTAGGCCCCTTCCCTTCGTGGTAATCCACCCGATAAACGGACAGCACACCAGAGTCCAGGATCATGGTCCCACCTCCCGGCCCCGGGCCAGTAGCAGGTCCAGACGCAGGCGGCGCAGATAGGCCGGTTCCGCCTCTCCTGTGATTCGCTTCCGGTAGATCCAGGCGGCGGTCCCTACCACTGTCTGGATGTAGTCTGCGGAGCAATCAGGCTTGATACCTTGACGCGCCAGGCTGGTCCGGGCCGTATTCAGGAGTGCCGGGAGATACAGACGATCTCCCGGCAACTCCACGCCCGTCCGCTGGAGATCCGCCTTGAGCAGTTCCAATAGGATCAGATCATCCATTCCGGGCGACCTCCTCTCAGGACTTGGTCACAGTGACAGTATACTGCTTGGTCTGGGTGCCGTTGGTCACGGTGACGCTCACAGGGTTCTCCCCATCCATCCAGGTGATTGCCCCACCGTTCTGGATTTTGGAGCCGTTGGCCCGGACGTTAACCAGGGCCCCAGTGGCGGGGACAGCGCTAATCACGTCACTGTCGTTGGTAGCCTTGGCGGTGTAGGTGGTGACGTTAGGGTCAAAGGCGGGGGTCAGAGGCAGGGCGCCGATGGCCAGCGCCCGCAGGGCGGCCACAGCGGGGTTTGCGGTGTCAGGAGCAAAGCTTGCCGAGGTAACAGGGGCCTTGCCGATCCCGATGGCCACAAAGCCCTCCGCGATCACAGGCACACCATCATACCGGGCAGTGCCCTTGACCACAGTCTGATCCTGGATATACAGGGGGATGTCGCTGTACCCGACAGAGGTGCCGGCCCGCTCCGCCAGCAAATAAAGATCACCGTAGCCGCCGATGATTGTATTGTCCGGCATCACGTCATCGGAAAATACAACCACATCGCCGCCCACCACCGGCATAGTGCCATCCAGCACCGAAACAATGGCCCCAGCCGCGTTGACATTGGTGGCTTCCACCTGGATGCGAGTATAGGTCTCCTCATTCATCGCCCAGAACTTGGCCCCCCGGGAATAGCGGCCCTTGGCTGCGCCGGCGGCCTGGATAATCTGCTGGAACAGGGTCAGGCCGGTGGCAGATCCGGTGGGAATGGTGATCACGTTGGACTGGGACAGGTTGATCCAGGGTCGGGCGTTTGCGGGGTAGTCGCTGGGAGCAGACGCCTGGGCCAGACGGGTGGCGATCCCAACAGGCATTTTGATGCCTGTGCCGAACAGGATGGCCTTGTCCAGGGCGATTCCGATGGCAGCCCCGATGCCGATGATGACCTCGCTAAGCAGGGCATAGTCCGTGTCCTCCAGGAGGGCATTGCAGATGGCCACATAGCCGCCTACCTTGTAGCCATCCACCTCGGTCTGGTTGACGGCAAAATTCAGCTCATTGAGCGCGGCACAGGCCTCGGTCCACACTGCCTCAGGGATCGTGCCCATGATGGGCTGACGGGCAGCCCCTGTCACAGAAATGAAGCATACCCGGCGGATCAGCTTGGAGTAGTCTTCAATATTCTGCCGGACCAGGTCCAGCACCACCGTGGGAATCAGCAGATCTCCGCCGGTGACGGCCCGCTGCTGGCCCTTGGGGGCGTTGGCAAAGGTGGCGCGGAAGCGTGTCAAAAACTCTTGAACTTCCTCCCGCTGGATAAAGGCGGAGCGCTGCTCCATGGTCATGGCGCCAAAGGCGCGGGTCTGGCGGTTCGTCATATTCTCATCCTTTCTTTCCCCGCTGGAGGCGGGGGTGGTGTCCGTAGAGGCATTGTCCTTTGGCTGCTGGGCCTCCAGGGTCCGCAGCTCCTCCTGGGCGGCGTCGATCTCACGCTGGAGGGCGATAATAGCCTCCTGATGGGTCCGCTGCTCTGCGGTGAACTCCTCCACCAACTGCTCCACGCTCCGCAGGTCTTCCTCGGTCCTGGCCTCGTCCATAGCCTGCTCTAACTCGGCCTCCCGCTGGGTCAGCTCGCCTGTGTGCTGGGACAGGGCTGCCATACGGCCATTCATTTCCTCAATTTTCCGTTTCAGCAAAAGTGCTTTGAGTGCCATTTATGATGCTCCTTTCAGCTTGGCCCGCAGGGCCTCTCGTTTTTCCTCCAACGTCCTCCGGCGAATATCTGCTTCCTGGGCTTCCCGAGCAGAGACGGCGGTCGCCTCATAAGCAGGGAATGTGACCACCGACACCTCAAGTAACCGGACCTTTTTGATTAGGTACAGTACGCTGCCGTCCGCATTGACAATCCGCTCCTCATCCAGAATGTAGAATCCAAAGGAGCACTGATCCACATCTCCCCGCTGTACCCGCCAGTACAGGTTTAAGGCATCCTGGTCCTCCCGGTTGATGCGGATGCTGCCCCAAAGGCCGTGGGAATCTTCCCAGAGGGTCAGAGTGCCAGCCTTGTTCCGGCCCAGCACCAGGGTGGTGTCGTGGTTGGTCAGAGCCCGGATGTCTTCTCCCAAGGTGTCAGTGAAGGCCCCAGGAGCGATCTGCTCGTCTACCCCGGCCATGATGTGATAGGGGGATCCAAACACGGAAAAATAGCCCTCGATGTAAAGTTCGTCCTCCGCCTCCCGAGCGGTAAATTCACTCTGAAGTGGGATCATGGTGCGCCGATTAAGTTCCACTGTTTTCACCTCCCGTTTGCAGCAGCTTTTTCTGGTCTCCGATCATACCCTGGGGGATAAAGTTCTCCAGGATCACCAGTTCATCCAGGCCCTCCTTGGGCGCCAGGTGGAGCCAGCCTCGGACCTCGTTGCCCGTCATCATGCCCCGGATGTAGAGATTGGACCCAATTTCGGATAGGTCTTTGAGGTCGTAGGCATACAGGGCCCATGGATTCATACTGACGTACCAGTCTGGGGAGATCAGGAGTTTGCGTGTCATCTCCTGTTCGATTGCCCGGACGATAGTCATAATTTTTGTGGAAATAAAATGGTTCCATTCTGTCTGATTGAAGGTCCCAAGGCCCACGACATAAGGAGGGACGCCCAGGATGGCCGCCGCCGTCTGTTTGTCGATCTTGACGCTGTCAGAGATGGCCAGGTCGTTGAGTGACAGGGGTTTCACCTGGAAAATATCCATCTGCTCCGCCGGGATCATCCAGGGGGCCCCGGGAGCAAAGGGCTTTAGGTACTGCTCAGCCAGGCGCTTCCGGCCGGTCTCCGTGATCAGCTCGTCGGAGTTACCGTCCACTTTGACGATGACGCTGGGCTTCCACTCGCTGGACAAAAATGCGTTTTTGGTGCTGCTGGCCTGCTGAAGATTTTTAACTACCGAGCGCAGCGCGACCCGAAAGCCAGTTCCCATCCAGGGGTATTCCGGGGACGGGTTAATGGCAAAATGGAGCAGGTTGTTCGGGTCATAGGGGATGCCGCCCAACTGGATATGATAACCAAAGCCGTCCGGCTGGAATGACACCCGGCTGGGCGGGATGGGGATCAACTCCTCCAGATTTCCGCCCTCCGTCCTTGGCCAGACCACTGCGTTCCCGTTGCCCTCCAGCAGGAGGACCCGGACGACCGCCGCCATCAGGGTCTTTCGGGTCATCCACCGGTTTGGGGTAATGTCCAATTTACGAGATAGGGCGTTATAAAGCCGAACATCCCCGGAGGCCGTATTGGCCATCAACCGGATAGACATGGAGCTGATCAAATCCGCGATCCGGCTCACCGCCATCAGCACCTCGGGGTTTTCAGACAGCCGGGTGTACCCCTCACTGCACAGGCTGTCCCAGGCTCCGGACATTACAAAGCCCACACTGCTCCGCCGCTGGGCGGGCTTGTCTCGGGCTCCGTGAGCCGGGTTCTTTCGCTTACTCATCCTTGGGTCCCTCCCCAAACCAGTTATTTTCTTTCCGGACCTGCTCCAGGTCCTCCAAGTAGGCACAGCAGGCAAATACTGCTGCGTCGAAGATGTCAATGCGTAAATTGGGCTGGAGCTTATCATACATGACCATGTCATCCGCTTTTTCGATTCCCCGCACGTTTTGCACGCAATACTCGAGGGGTTCTGCGTGGAGATAATACAGAGTTCCGCGCTTAGCGCTGGCCTCAAGGTATCGGAAACCCTCGTTCTTTCGAGTAAACAGCTGGGGTTGATCCTTGATCCGGAAGTGGGCCTGTTTCATCTCCACAAAATATTCTCGACAGAATTTGCGGTCGTGGCCTACCCGTCGGATCTTAAAGCCCTGGTCCCGCAGGTCCTTATACCACTTGACCACGTCGCTGTGGTTGGTCACTTTGTCATTGGGCATATCCAGCCAGCCATCATCCTTCCAGCCAAACAGGGGGATTTGGTCCTCGTGAGCCTTGACCATTGCAGCCGCCAAAGGGAACCAGCAATGTGGGATGATAATGTCTACCCCGTTGTAGTGGCCGAACAGTGCTGCCGCTGTCAAGTCGTGGAGTTTGGAAAGATCAGAGCCGCCGTACCATTTCACCGGGAGCCTGGACAACTCAGCCAAGCTCCAGTTGTACTTGCTGTCGCTGGCGCGAAACTCTTCTATGTTGAACCAAGCCCGCAGGCTGGCAATAAACACATTGAGGGACTTCTGTAAAAATTCCGGCCGCATCTGCGGGTCCTCTTTGGCCTGCATGGCGTCATTGATCATCTCCTGAGGACGAATACTCTGCCCCCAACCCGGGTTGCAACATTCTAGGACCTCCGGATTCGTATAGTCCACATCCCCATTTTCTTGCCGGGGTGCTGCTGCGATGAAAACAAAAATACTATCGGCCTCTGGCCCGGAGACGGTCCCATTTAGGATTTTCCGGCAATATTCCACACGTTTAGCACAGAATCCGGTAGCCAGGTCGCCGCCGGAGCTGATTCCGATGATCAGCTTGTTGGTATATGCCTTGGTTGCATCTTTCAGGACCTGATACTGCTTTGGGCTTTTGTAGGTATGCAGCTCGTCGGCGATGACAATATTGCAATTAAAGCTGTCCTGCTTATCCGGGCTGGCGGCTAAGGCATGGATGCTGATAAAGCCGTCCTCACCGATGTCTCCAGTGATGCTCCGCTCCATGTTGTTGTTGATAATCCGCAGACCGTTCACCGGGTCATCGTCCACCGTCAGTTTGAGGCGACGCAGGTTATACCGCAAAAAGTCAAATCCCTCCAGGGCCTGCTTTAGGGCCCCGCCCACCTCGTATACCTTGGACCCGGAGCGCCGTTCATATAGGGCCAGGGCCCAGGCCAGCGCCGCCGCAAAGGTAGTCTTGATATTCTTTCGAGGAATAAAGTCCAGCGCCTCCTTAAAGCGGCGCTCCTGGCTGCCGGCCAGGTAAAAACCCATTACGTTGTACACAATAAACTTGTGATACGGAATGAGGAGGAAGGGTGTCCCACGGAGTGGTGTAGCATCCAAAAACTCCCCCTGCTGGTGGCAGATTGTGGTCTCGATGATAGCGATGATCTCATTGGCCGGGTCCGGGCGAAACTCCCATTTTGGATTCTGAAGGTCTCGGTGATAGCGCTCACAGGCCTGGACAATCTCCGGGCATACCCGTATCCGACCAGAGAGGCAACCATCCACATAGGCGTCCACCTCGGCCTGATAGGCGGCCGCGTGATCCAGAGCGTAGTTGTGAGCTGTCTCCAACAGGTCCTCCAAAGGGCTCTGCTGTCCGCTTGACATGGCCTCAGCCTTTTGACGGGCCCGCTTCAGGCTGGTAGGAGTCAATCCAAGCTGGTTGCGTAACGCCTGGATGTCCTTACGGAGCTGGTCCACCACAGCGTAGTTAGGGTCCTTGGCTGTGTACTTCCCGCCGGTCTTGTTCACCAGCTCTGCTACCATCTGGCCGCCGGCAGCCCGCCAGTTTTTTTCCGCCTTGGAAAGTTCCCGCTCCAGTTTAGCCAGCTGCTTGATAGTCGGCTCAAAGATCGTGTTGTAGGTCCCGACAGATTCCATGTCCGCCCGGATCATCGCCTCTCGGCCCATAGCTTCCTCCTGTACTGTGATCCACCGCCGCTCCGCGCGGCCGCGTCGTTTGCGGGCGCGTCCTGCCCGCGTGATAATTCCTGCACGCCCGAACCCCCTCCGCCGTTTTTCTCGCCGTCGGAAAGAGTCCTGCCCCCCGGTCTTCCGGGGGGCTCCCGGTGGGGGCCGAGAGAGGGGGGGGATACCCTGCGCCGCCAGGACATCCCCAGGTCGGTGAGAGCTCCAGTCTCACGGTCGTGCATGGCATTGTGGCAGCCAGCGCACAGGCTGACCAGATTCCACTCGCACCAGGCGAGCTCGGGATAATCCTCCACCGGATGCGCATGGTGTACCACCGTGGCATCCACCGCCAGACCATACCTCCGGCACTGCTGGCACTGGTATCGATCACGCCGCAGGATTTCTTTGCGCTTGGCGGCCCACCGCTTGCTCTTGTAGCCATCCCAGGCCATTTTGATCCCTCCCTCCCGCTGGCCGTCTGGTCTCTGTCCCTGGGCTATCACCTCCAGGAAAACAAAAAAGGCCAGAGCCAACGATCCCACCCACTGGGTAGATCATCAGCTCTGGTCCTCTCGACACTGGCCCTCTGCGATATTCACGATGTACCGGCTTTTGCACTGTCGGCAGTACAGCCGTAGCCGGATGGCTTTCATGTCCGGCGGTGCTTCCTGGAGTTTATTTCGAAGACCAGCCTCCAGACACTTCGGGCACAGCACATATCCGCCTTTCACGGGGAATATTCTATCAGGTTTCGGTCCAAACTTCAAGGTCTTTTCCTCCTTTTCTCCATCATAGACGAATTATTAAGACTGGTTTCAAGGGAAAAAATTATTAGGTGGCGGCTGTTTCCGCTGCTTAGGCTGTGTATAGGTATATTCGGGTTGCTCCCTCACAGGAAACATAAGATAACGCGCCCCGATGCAGTCCCCGTATCCGTATGGATTGCGCTCGCAGAAGGGCTCGTAGTCCACCGCTCCGTATGGCGGCGTCAGGGTAACGCTGTCGCTTGGGATCTCGATGTACTCAATCTCCGGCCGACGGAGATTCCGCGAGCACCGCCAGGTCCGCTCACCGGGCTTTGGCCGGCCAAACTCCCGGGCCTCCTTGGTCATATACTTGGCAAGCTCCCGATAATAGTGGACGTCCAGCGGCTCCGCCCGGATGTATCCGCCGCCCTGCCACAGACTCCGGATCTCCTCCAGATCATCCACATCCGTGGCATTGATCACCACATGGTGGTGGATCCTCCGGTCCTCCAGGGTCCCGTCCTCCACCAGCCAGTCGTTCGCCCGCTTCTCGTGGTATCCCTCGGTCACGTAGATATATTGCAGCTCCGCGCCCCGTTTTTTCCGGGCCGCCCGGAACCTGCGGATAAACCGTGCAAAGTACCGATTGGCCGCGTCCTTGCTCTCCGGCAGGTGGTCATCATCATAGGTATGGGTCAGGACCAAAGCCCGGCGGCCGAAGTTGGCCGCCACCACCAGCTCTAGTTCCCGCCAGGAGCACTTGTCATTGTAAAACTGCTGGGCCGGAGAGGTGGCCTGGCTCCGGGCCGCCCGCCCCTGCCTGCCGGGTGGACGGTCCGGGATCGTCCCAATAACCTCAATGTGGAGCAGTCCGGCCTTGATGTGCTTGATTGCCTTACTCATCTCCGCCCTCCTCCAGCTGGTCCAGGGCCCGGCGGATGAGCCGCCACTGCTCAATGGGCAGTTTTTCCGCTCCGGTGAGGACGCCCCGGAGCTTGTCCGCCGTGAGATCTCCGCCGCACCGGCTGGCCACCATCTCCAGACAGCCCAGACCGCCCGCCTGGCGGTACTGCTGGAGCCGTTCCAGGGTCTCCTTCTTCTCCCGCCACGGGTTTGGCCGGTCCGGCTTTGGATCCGCCTTGGGCCCCTGGACGCTGTGGGCCCGGAGGATGCCAGCGTCCCGCTGGATCTGAACCCCGCCCAGGCTTGGGACGGTCTCCACCGCCCAGGTGGTTCCGGAGCCCAGGACCAGCACCCCCTGGGCCAGCGACGCCACCACATAGTCCCGGTATGCTGTCAGATCCGCCTCCCCCCTGTCTCCCCGGGGTAGCTGGATCACCAGTACCTGATGTATCAGTTCACACGAACAAATCTCTGCTGAAGCCATGACATCCCGCCTCCTTCCTCCTTCTCTGCTTGGGTCTCCCCGGTCTCCGTCTCCATGCGGGCCTCCAGGTCCCACAGTTTGACCAGCGCACCATACACCCGGGGCGGCAGGGCCGCCAGCTGGTCCCAGCTCACGCCGTGCAGCCCCCAGCTGCCGTCAGCGTCCTGATAAGTCAATCGTGCCATGGGTCACTCCTCCAATACCTTGGTTTTTGGCGTATAGATGCGGTCGCTGGCCCGCCGCTCCTGCTTGCGCACCTCGCCCAGCAGACGTTCCAACTCCTTGACCACCGCGCGCCGTTCCTCCAGCCACGCTGCTACCGGGGCAGTCTGGTCGATCCGGTCCTTCGCCTCCCGGCGCTGCCGCCGCACCTCCCGCAGTTTATAGGCCAGCCGTCCCGCATTCTCGTCCTCCAGCTCGCACAGCTCCAGCCGGTGGAGGATGTCCTGCGTGGCGTCGTTTGCCTCTTGTTCGGCTTGCTCCGCTATATGTAACTGCTGTTCCGTCTCCCGGAGGTAGTCCAAAAAGGACTCGATCCCCCAGCTTATCTGGATTCTGGGTTCCATGCCCTCAACTCCTCTCTCCTTAGTTCACTGGCATCAATCGCCCTTGCCATCTTTCAGCGCCTCCAAATCAATCCTTTCGACTTCTGCCCGAACTTCCAGGCGGTTCAGGTAAAGGCCCATATACTTTTTTTGTTCCAGCAGTAGACTAAGTTCACAATCCGGTTCAAAATCTAAAGTTCCGGCTTCGTACTTCACCGTCATACGGTGGAGCTTTTCATACCGGATTTTGGTCTGCCAGTATTCCGCCTTAAAGCGTTCCTTATAGTTGGCGCTGTTCATCATCTTTACGGTATCGTTCAGGTTCATTTGTAAATTTCCTCCATCTCCGGGTCTACCGGATAAAATAGGTCAATGGCAGCCTGCCGCTCAATATACTCAGCCATCCTGCTCCTCCCTTTCACAATAACAGTTCATCAATGGATCATCATGGTCACACATACAGCATGGTTTCCCGTCACCACTGCCTGGTGGGGCATGGATACAGCCTTCACAAACATAATCAGCCATTGCTGTCACCCCTCCTCCGGTGGCTGCTGGAGCCATTCTAAAGCGTGGGCCATTCCTTTCCAAATTGCACCGCCACCGGCAGCGCTTCTCCTGTACTCAACTTCTGCGAGAAATCGAGCCAACTCCTTGTCGCTCATGGCCCGGATGCGGTCGGCGTTGGTCATTGGCGGCTTATATGCTCCACACTTTATGACGATTTCTCTTGGATTCCGCTCGTGTCGGCAATCTGCTCGGCAACTATCACATAGATTAAGTCCCATTTTCCTGCTCCTCCATTTTCGTCATAATCTTCGCCTTCCGCCGCATACACCAGGCAAACACTGGGAACCTAAAATCCTTTTGGGTGGAGCACTGCGACAAAAATCCGCAGGTCTCACAATGCCCGCCGACGATGGCCTGAGAGATCGCCAGTCCCTCGGCCTGCTTTTCGGGCGGATATGGCCGGTCAAACATGGTGACGTGCGTATATGATTTCCAGCTCACGTCAATCCTCCTATCCTGGCTCCGAGCCCCAGCAGCTCGTCCGCGCCCACCTCCAGGGCCTGGGCGATCAGGAACAGGGTGTCCACCCGGGGGTCATGCACCCCCCGCTCGATCTGGTACAGGTTTCCGGCGGACAGCCCCACCCAGGCTTCCAGATCGGCCATCCGGAGCCCGCGAGCCTCCCGCACCAACCGGATCCGGGGTCCGATCTTCCCCGGCTCCCATGGGATCAGCTCAGGCATCCAGATCCGCCCCTTTCCATTCCCACTTACTCCCCCCATAGCAGTCCTTACAGTAGCAATCCGCCAGACATTCTTCGCATGGTGTGTACTCATAGTCTGGGCACTTCTCCAACTCGTCATAGTGCAGACAATCCTCGCACTCCATTAGCTCCTGCACTCGGGTATTCAGCGCCTCCAGCTCTGCCGCCGCCTCCCGGAGGATCCGGCAGCCATGCACCCCGCAGTCATGCTCCAGCCCGCAGACCAGGCAGGCCAGAGAGCCGGTCTGCACCTTCAGCCGCCTCAGTGCGGCAATCAGATTTTCAATTTTCATTTTGGATCTCCCTCTCCTCGTCCTCCAGGTACAGCGGGCATCGGATCACCGTGTAGGAGGTCATCCCGTGGGCCCGCACCTGTTTTTCAGCTGTCCAGCCGGGCACCGGCTCAAACCGCACCCGGTGCGCCATCTCGTCGTACTCGCACCAGGGGCATCCCATGGTCCCCAGCGCCCGGCGGCAGCTCCAGCATAAGGTCATCGCCATCAGAACGGCAGTTCGCCGTCGTCGTCCAGGTCCTGGAGGTCCCCGGCCGGCGGGGGTGGGAGCGTCCCCTCGTCGGCGTTGCCCTCGCTGGGCTGGGCGGCCTTGGCCCCGGCAAAATAGATGCCGTCGGCGATCACCTCGGCGCTGCGGCGCTTGCCGCCATCCCGGGCG